GCACGATGGTTCCCGCCAGTTCCAGTATGTCGAGGACAACGACACTCGCGGCGGCGTTACCCTGCCGGATCACTTCATCATCTATGCACCCGTCTATCGGGGGATGGGTCCACAGAAGATCAAATTCATGGTCAGGTACAGAATCGAGGATGGATCACTTCGGTTCCAAGTAGATATGCACGACGAGGAAGAGGTGTTGCGAGAGGCTTTCGAGCGGTGTGTTGATGCGCTGAAGTCTGATCTAAACATTGACCTACCTATCTATGTGATAGGATAAGAAATGACAGCCCCAGCCTTGCACGCACTTCGCCAGTCTTTGCTACGCCGCATACAGGCTCGCCAAGGGCGCCATGGTGTTGCGGCTCTACGCCATAGGCTGAGGGCTGTCACGCACGCAATAATGGAGATGGAGAACAGATGAGACGCGCGTCAAAAGTGGATCGAAACCAGCCAGAGATTATTGCCGCGCTGCGACGTGTCGGTGCTAGCGTTTGCCCGCTTCATGCTGTTGGCAAGGGGTGCCCTGACTTGCTCGTTGGGTATTGCGGGCGCAACATTCTGATGGAAGTGAAGGATGGCGACCTGGTGCCTTCTGCGCGCAAGCTCAACCCCGGTCAGGTGGAATGGCACGACATATGGCGCGGGCAGGTTATCACCGTTAACAGCGTTGATGATGCCATCGCTGCGCTGGCAAGTAATACCGTGGAGATACCATTCAGGTGGACAATATCTTGATGGGAACACCTATGAGAAGTTGCTGGAACATGCTTTTCACGATACAAGAAACGGGCGGGGCGATGCTGTAAACATCGTGCCCGCCCTTATCATAATCCATGCACCAACCAAGGACTACGACTTATGAAGCTTTATAATGACATCGCTGGTCGCGCGCAACCGGATGCGCATGATAACTGGCGCAGCTTGTACAGTGCCGCCGAGCCTCACCTCATCCTTGCCGAGATGTTTCATGCGGCAAATGAGAAGGCCGATTTTCTTTTGTCATTTGCACAAGACAACGGGACATGCGGCTATGCGTGGGTTTTGATCCCGCAATCTGAGACATCGATTATTGCCGCGCTTGGGTCATACGGTTCTACGCAAACGGGTGCATATCGGATCAATGCGACGTGCTGTGATTTTCAATCTATCCAACACCGCGAAGCTGTAGCAAATGCAATGGCTGCTTCATTGCGGAAAAACGGCGTTCGCGCTTGGGTCGATAGCAGGATGGATTGAGCATGGCAGAGATAGCACGCATCAATTCACTGGATTTTGTCCCGCATGAAGTGGAATGTGAGCAGCAGGTGCTTGGATCCTTGCTGCTTGATACCACTGGCGTCGCCACCATAGAGGCAGCAGGCGGTGCCGATCTGTTTCACGATCCTGTACATGGAGAGATTTACGCCAAGATCAGGTCTGCCGACCGCGACGGCATGATGGTGTCAACTGTAACATTGTCGGAGTGGGCGCGCCAGAATGAACGGATGAGCGACCTCGGTGGGCCAGCATATTTAGTTCGCATGGCTGGTGCTACGATGGCGCAAAACCATCTTCGACACTATGCTGGCATCCTTGAGGAGGCGCGGCAACGCCGCCTGTTGATGGATGCGCTACGCACCGCCACATCTGCCGTTGTGTGCGGTGACGATCCCGCAGGCGTTGTTAGTTCACGCCTCGAAGCGGCGCTCATGGGCATAGAAAGCCGTGGGTCTGGGCCGCGCCCCATTTCTATGACTGCGGCAGTCCATACCGCACTGGAACAGGCTGTAGCGGCACGAAACGGCGATACCGGCGCATTTGTTAAAACCGGGATTCATGCCGTTGATAGCATGATGACCGGGCTTTATCCTGGCGAGCTTATCCTTCTTGGTGGCCGCCCATCTATGGGCAAGACCAGTGTTGCACTAAACATAGCGATCAACGCGGCGCGCGCTGGTCATGGCGTCGTTATATGCTCTCTTGAGATGAACCCGGAGGCAATGGCATTACGCGCGTTGTCAGAGCAGACCGCAGAGCATGGTCAGGGGATTAACTATCGAGACATTCGACAAGGCAAATTGACCGATTTACAGATGGGATATTTGTCAGACGCCGCACGAGAAGTCGCGGAACAACCGATCCAGTTTTTGTCACGTCAGTATTCTGACATTGGGGCTATGGCTGCGGGAGCAAAGCAGGCAAAGCGCATATTGGGCGATAAGTTGGGTCTGCTTATTGTGGACTATGCACAGCTTCTAAAGGTGCAGGGATCACGATCAAGATATGATGAGGTTAGCGAAATCAGCCGTTCGCTAAAGGCGTTGGCAGGGCAAATGAATGTGCCGGTTCTGGCCCTTTCTCAATTATCCAGATCACTTGAATCAAGAGACGAAAAGCGGCCAATGCTTTCTGATTTGCGTGAATCAGGGCAATTGGAACAAGACGCGGACGCTGTAATGTTCTGCTATCGTGACGAATACTATCTTGAGCGCGAACAACCCGACATTTTAGATACAGAGGCGCATATTGCATGGCAGGCGGCTATGGATCGTGCGCGGAACCGTCTGGAAATAATAATTGCAAAGCAGCGCCAAGGGCCTATTGGAACCGCACATGTTCTTTGTAATGTCGGCATGAACCGAATATGGGAGTTTGACCAGATATGAAGGCTCAAGACCTGTATTTCAATTTCTATCCATCCCACTTTATGAACGGCGTGCGTGGCATGTCAGCTCAGGAAGTGGGTGTCTACACGATGCTGCTTTGCCGCATCTATGAGGTCAATGGCCCAGTCGAATTTCACCAAATGCGCTTGGCGACATATTGCGGAATGAGGCAGGCAACATTCTCTAAGACCGTCCAGAAACTGGTCGAACTGGGCAAGCTAACCATCGTGGATGGGATGCTTTCAAACGACCGAGCAGAGTGCGAAATTTCAAGTCGTGCGGACAAAGTGAAAATTGCAATTAGGGCTGGAAAATCCAGTGCGCAAAAAAGGCAACAAAATCAAAGCAAGTTGCCAACGGGCGCTCAACGGACGTTCAACCATAGAGAAGGAGAAAGAGAAAGTAGCAGCATCAGCGCGCGCGAGAGCGATGACGATTCCGAGGATTGGACCGACGACAGATTGCTCGATGAGGTCATGGCTGCGGTGGGCATTCGTGGGCCTGGAATCCCGACGCACTGGATGCCGCCCGGCTCTACTGCCCATGTCGGGAAATGGCGGCGTGACCTGGCGCTGCGCCCAAGTAGCATTGTTGACGCCGCAAGAAAAAGCAGGGCAAACCACACCGATCCGCCAAACGGGCCAAAAGCACTTGATGCCACAATGCGCAGCTTGGCCGCGATCCTGCAAGCCGACCCGATGACACCTTCGCATAATGGCAAGGTTAATTACAAGCAATCGGAACAGGAGCAAAAAATGAAACGCTGGCATAAAATTGCAGGGGTTGCAAAATGAATGTTCGCCGGAAAATAGCAATACTTATGGCCGATGGCAGGGAACGCACGACAGGCGAGATTGCCAATCGTATTGGCGCGCAGCCATATGAAGCATCTTCTCATCTAAGATTTATGGCCCAGATGGGATTATTGTCATCAAGCAATATTGAAAAGATTACTTTATGGAAACGTGCTGAAGCAATTAATTCGGATTCCAATTCATGAGAAATTCATATAAAGATATTACTGATGACGCAACGCGCTGGGCCTGCATCAAGGCCATCATTCGTTGTGACAGCGCGGTTCTAGGCGTAGTCGCCGGTTATCTTGGCGTCACTAAATGCGGATGGAATGAACCGCGTCGATTTTCGCACCGTGATCCTGGCGACGAGACAGGGGAGTTCCGGGGATGAGCACCATCGGCGACCAGTGGTCCAATCGTTGGACGGGAGAAAACCCGCAGGACGGCAAAACACTCGGATCAACCGTTTTCGTCAGCGACGAAGATCACCCGACGATCCTTGGGGCTGACGGGGAGCCTTTGCGGCTGAGGGCAAAGCGGCGCATCGGTTTCGATCTGAGCAGGAGATAGGGAAATGAACATGGCACACAACTTCGACTGGCGCGCACCGCTTTTGCACGGCGCAAGGATTGCAATCGAAACGCGCCGCGACTTTGACGGCGAGGATGTGGCGACATGGCAGGCGATGTGGGCGCTTCTGGTGGAGGCGGCTGGCGTGTCGCGGGGGTTTCCCGCGCCGCCCCGGTCAGAATACCCCGAAAAGGCCATCTGGCCCGATGCCCCGGACGAGGTGACGCATTGGCAACGCCAGGCGGCATACCTTCGGGGCGAACTGGACGAACTGACACCCGACGAACCCACTCCGCCCGTACCGTCATCCGCAGAGGTAACGCGCGCTGAGATGGTGCTGGACGCATGGCACAAGTACGCCCTGCGCCGTGGGGATTGCCCACATCCGCACAAGAAGCACATTTACCGTCTGGCATCGGGGGCAACGCTAGGCACGGTGGCGCGGCTGTGCGGACAGCGGCGTCATTACGTCTTGGCGCTGCGGCGTCAGGCGTCGGTGCAGATGTTGCGGGGTATTGGGGTGAAATAAGGGTTGAACGTAGGTCGAAAATGTGCAATTTTGCAACCAGTCGAATTGCGCCTTGCGGAAACACGCGGCGCTTTTGCGTTTCATGTCGGCGTGGAGCAGTAGCAGCTCGTTCGGTTCATACCCGAAAGGTCGAGGGTGCAAGTCCCTCCGTCGCAACCAGAACACCCGCCCGCCCGTGTCGTTGCGCGGAACGGCTGGCAGGGCGGCAAGCCCCGGCGCTAACCCCGCCATTAAGGGCAAGCCGCCCGCAACTTGTGAATTACAGATCCGCGCGCCCATCTCCGAAGAGCCGCTTTACCCGCAGCGGACAATCCCCATATGCCCTAACGGGTCAACACGCAGGGCAAGCGGTATGACATTGTGCGTGAATATGGGGGCGGGTTTCATTGCAGGCCAAAATCGTCACCAAGGCGGATTTATGCCAAGCGCAACGGCAGCGCAGGCAAGCGCTACTGTCAGCGGGATTGGCTTGCGGCCCAAGGCATAGGCGGTGCCACTGTTAGGGGCTATTCCGATTCGGCGGCATAGTTCGCCCCGGCTGATGCCGAGGCGCTGGTGAAGAGATACGAAGTCGGCGGCGGTCATGCTGCGACACCCACGCTTTCGACGCCGCTGATCCCGTTCGGACACGTCGGGTCGCGCCACAATGCGATGTAGTGCATCAGATCGGCAGCATAGCTTTCTGTGACGCGGACAGCCTGCCGCTTGTCGGCGCACCAGACTGGACACCAGCCGGTCGGCGTGTTGTCCATGCGGGTCAACCAGTCGTGCTCGCCGTGGCGGTTGTAGGTGCGTCGGATCATCGTGTCGTTCATGGCTTGGTCCTTTCAGGCGAGGTTGATGCCGGTGGCGGCATGAAGGGTTTTGCAGGCTTCTGCAAGACAATCCAAAAGCATCTGATCATCCTCTTTGCCGTCCATCGATCCGCGAATGTCCTCAATGGCATCAATCATACGGCGGGTTTCTTTGTTATTCAGGGCTTCAATGAATGTCATGGCGTGATCTCCTTTGCTATGCCCTATAGATAGCGCAAAATTGCGAAGCTGGCAATAGGAAATATCGCAAAAATGAGAGAAAAGCAAAGCCGCCGCATGAGGTCAGTCGAGGATCTGCTGCGGCGTGGCGGTTCTGGCATCGGCAATGGTGATGCCCTTGTTCGGCTATGATGTCACCGGCACAGATGCAAAGCGGCATATCGGCGGTGTTCACTGTCGTATCACTGGACCGGCCTTACGCACTGCGGCGGCTATTTAATAGGGGGCGGCATGACGGTTCTGAAAAACGCCCGCCACGAAGCATTCGCTCAAGGGGTTGCGAAGGGACTTAGCGCCGATCAGGCATATGAAGCCGCTGGCTACAAACCTAACCGCCACAATGCTGCGCGCCTGAAAACAAATGAACACGTCACCTCAAGAATTGAGGAGATAGTTTCGGCTGGCGCAGCCATCGCTGAAATTGACGTGGCGCGCACCCTTAAAGAGCTTGTTCGCCTAGGCACGTCCGACATTCGCAAGCTGTTTGATGCCGAGGGGCAGTTGCGCGCAATCCACGATCTGGACGACGACACGGCGGCGGCCATCGCGGCAATCGAGGTTGTCAGTAAGCCCGGCCTGCCGGATGAAAACGGATCGCGCGGTGTGGAATATGTCCACAAGATTAAGATGTGGGACAAGAACAGCGCCCTCGAAAAGATCGGCAAGCATCTGAGCATGTTCGTTGATCGGCACGAGCACACTGGCAAGGAAGGCGGGCCAATACAGACAGAGGACACCGGTGCCCGTGACAAACTCGCTTCTATCATCGCTCGCCTTGCTACCGCCGCAGATGCAGGCGGCGGCACTGGCGGCACTGACTGACGAGGAAGCCGACGAACTCTGCCACGACTGGCCCGAACTGGCCCGCCCCGCACAGCTTGCGCCGTCAGGCGATTGGGGGGTGTGGCTGTTCCTGGCTGGACGCGGTGCAGGCAAGACGCGCGCTGGTGCCGAATGGGTAAGGGCGCAAGCAAAAGCCGGGTGCGGGCGCATATCGCTGATTGCACCAACCGCAGGCGATGCCCGTGACGTGATGGTCGAGGGTGAATCGGGCCTGCTGTCGGTCTGCTGGAAGGGCGACAAGGATGCGCGAGGCAACCTGATGGGGCGCCCGCTCTATGAGCCGTCCAAGCGCCGGGTGACGTGGGGCAACGGGGCGGTGGCAACGCTGTTCTCGGCAGAGGAGCCGGAACGACTGAGGGGACCACAGGCCGACGCGCTATGGGCCGACGAATTGGCAGCATGGCATCGGGCGCAAGACACATGGGATATGGCGATGTTCGGCCTTCGCCTTGGGGACAATCCGCGCGCAATGGTGACGACAACGCCAAAGCCGATCCCGCTGGTGCGGGCACTCCTGAAGGACGCGCGCACGGCGGTCACGAAGGGCAGCACATTCGACAACGCTGCGCACCTTGCACCGCAGTTTCTCGCGGCGATCCGGGACAAATACCAAGGCACACGGCTCGGGCGTCAGGAGATCGAGGCCGAACTGCTGGACGATGTGGTTGGCGCGCTCTGGACGCGGGACAGCATCATCACCGGAGCCATGCCGGAAATGCAGCGCATCGTCGTGGCGGTTGACCCGTCCGGGGCGAGTGGCGCCGGGGATGGAGACGACATTGGCATCGTGATTGCTGGCAAGGGTATGGATGGCCGGTTTTATGTGATTGAGGACGCCACCTGCAACCTGTCGCCGGAAGGCTGGGCGCGGCGGGTGATGGATCGGTTCAGGGCGCACAACGCCGATAAGATCGTACTGGAACGCAACTTTGGCGGCGACATGGGCGCGGCGGTCATCCGCACCGCAGACCGCAACGCCAAGATCAAGCTGGTGACGGCATCGCGCGGTAAATCCGTCCGGGCCGAGCCAATCGCCGCCCTTTACGAGCAAGGCCGCGTGACACATGCCCGAGGGCTGGACGCGCTAGAGGACCAGATGATGCAGATGACCCTCGCAGGATTCATGGGCGAGGGCAGCCCCGACCGCGTTGATGCGCTGGTGTGGGCGCTTTCCGAGTTGATCGATACGCATACATACACCCTGACAGGCGCACTCTGATGAAGATGCTTGACGGCCTTATTAACCTCGTTTCGGGGCTTGGCACCGCACGCGACAAGGGCGCCATGGCGTCATACACGCTGCCGACGATGACACCATATGATGCGTTTGCGGCATACAAGGCGTCGTCGCTGATCCGCCGGGTTGTGGATCTGCCAGCCGAGGATGCTTGCCGGGAGTGGCGCGAATGGCAGGCTGAGGCGACGGATATTAGTGCAGTAGAGGCTGAGGAATCCCGCCTTGGAATTCAAGGCAAGGTCATGGATGCCCGTCGCCAGGCCCGGCTGTTCGGAGGCGCCGCCCTTCTTATTGGAGACGGGGCGGCGGACACGGAAAAGCCGCTGAATCCAGAGGCCATCCGTAAGGGTGGGTTGAGATACGTCACGCCCCTGAGCCGCGATGACCTGTCGGCAGGTGATCTGGACCGCGACCCGGAATCGGCGTCATTCGGTAAGCCGAATTTCTGGCGCCTCACCAGCGGTCAAGGGCGGATGCTGACAATTCACCCGTCGCGCTTGGTGCTGTTCCATGGCATCGCGCCGATGGCCGGTCTGTATTACGATGATGGACTAGGCTGGGGCGACAGCGTTTTACTAGGGATGCTGGAAACGATTCGCCGCGTTGATGAAGGCGCAGCCAACGTCCTGTCTCTGGTCTACGAGGCGAAGATTGACGTTATCAAGATTCCCGACTTGATGTCTAACCTGCAATCTCGGGGGGCAGAATACGAGGATGAAGTGCTGCGCCGCCTGACCTTGGCGGCCACAGGCAAGGGCATCAATGGCACGTTGATGCTGGATGCGCTGGAAGACCACCAGCAGAAATCAGCCAGCTTCGGCGGACTGCCCGATGTTTTAGACCGATTCATGCAGCTTGCCAGCGCGGCGTCCGGGATACCTATGACGTTGCTGTTTGGCATGTCGCC